GACGCAGCTCGACTTTGCCAAACGTACCAAGGTAAACGCTCATTAGAGATCCAGCCCTTTAATCGCTCCGTTGTTCTGGAACTGAATATCAGCGGCAAAAATTTCACCAACGCTCATTGTTACCGTCAGGCTTGTAATTAAAATCCTCATCTCAACAAAACGACCGGTAGCCGAACCATCATCCATTTTTAGTCTCAATAATGAGAACACGTCACCAGATGGATCATTGTCGCCTTGCTCAAGAGGAGCACCAGTCAATGGAGGCGGATTTTTTGCCTTGGCTATTTTATTAATAAACGCAGAGCTGGAACTCGTACTATCTTTCGTTCCTGTTACATTTTGATAATACAAAATTCGACAACTGCCTGTCGTTGTTCTTTTGACTGGAATGATTGTAGTGTCTGTCCCCCCTAGCGGTGTAACCTCTGCTGTTTGAACGTTGACCGTAAAACTCCAGTTCTGAACAGCAGCAATTTTTACGCCTTCCAGCTCTAACGACCCATTCGCTCCGGTGAAAAACGCCATCAGACAACACCTATCAGATTCACTGTAACAGTGCTGATGCCTTTAGCTACCTGCGTTATCTGTGGTGCGCTTTCGTACCTGTACTTTGCTGATGTCCCTAAGCGCAGGGCAACAGTGTTTCCGCTCCAGCCATCTAATGAACCGTCAGGCAAATCAAAAGTGCTGAAGGTGCCTTTTGTCTCGTCAAAATGGTCAAGGAACAGCTCTGCTGACGCATCGCCAATGTTGGCGTAAGCCAGTTGCAGCTTTACGTTGGTGCGCTCGCTGCCATACAGGATTCGTGTCTCAGCGCCGTTTTGCGACTTAAACGTTTTGACTGAGTAGTCCCCAGGATCAAAAGCGCGGCTGGTTGGAACAAGCGAAGGAAAAGCCATTACGCGATTAAAACCTCGTCAGTATTCAGCATGGCAGCGACCAATAAGCTCTTACGGTCATCATCGCAGGGATGCTCTGAAGCAACAATATCTACCGTGCCTTCTTGCGAGAACGTCAGCTGCTCAATGACGTACACGTTTTGAGAAACAGTGGTGTTCCTGACGCTAAAGACAGCACCGTGGAACTTAGTTGCTGCCACCGTGCCTCCACTTATTTGCATGTTTTCATCGGTCTGGACATCATCGCTGCCACCCTTGTAGTAATCAACGTTGTACATCCCGTCAGCAAGGTCAGCCACGCTTGTCACTACACCCGTTGAGCTAACCGTTCCAGTATTTGCGCTGCTATACGGGCTTGACTCAGTAATGACCCGAATGTACGAACCAGCCTCAATTGCTAGGCCGTCAACTGTCGTCGAGAAGCTAATCGTATGCGTCACCAAACGCCGCAGCGCCAAGAAGTACTTGCCGACTTGCACGGCATGATTTTTTGACGTACAGAACTGCGTCAGGTCAAAACTCTCATGAGGTAAAAGCTCTAAACTTTTATCCAAATACTCTTTATTCTTTTTGTTTCGGACTAAGACTGTCCGCTCTTGCGGCAGCTTGTTTTTTCTTTCCTCTCGGTAACGAACAACGGCCTTAAACGGCCTACGCTCCTCAGCACTAAGATATTCAATCTGTAGTGTGTCTTCAAGAATGTTGCCTGCGGTAAATATCTGTTTAATTGTTACTGGTCCGGTGTCAAAGCTGCCGCTGTCATGTGTTGGCAGAGCAGGTTTTAACGAGAACTTTCCGTCAGTAATGACAAAATTACATAGGAAAAACGGTGCAACACTTGCAATAAATTGACGCAAGTTAGTCCGTTCAACGATTGGTCCGTTAAAAAACAGTTTTTGTGTTTCTAAGAAACGAGAAGTGCTAATCAAGCCATTTTTATCAATCAAGACTGGGTCATCAGATGTCATGCCGAGCAACGCCCCAGCGCCGCCCCTTTGATTCGTCATCATGTAATAGACCAAATCAGTAAATAAATTGCTTGGGCCGTTGTCGTTGGAGTCGCCATAAGCAGCTGTTTTGTTTGGGTGCAACCGCTCCACTTGCAACCCTTTGCCTAGCCACACCCGCAGTTGGTCAAGACGAGTAAAGTTGCGAGTTGCCTTAAGTGAAATACCTGCAAGCACAAGATGATTCATTGGCGGTGTAATGTCATTTTTTTGAACTTCATTTACATATACAACTTCATGCTCAGGCTGGCCAGAGTTTGATTTGTCAACAAAATTTCGATAATGGCTTATGTCGCTATATTGAGTTTGTCCCGCAAAAACTTGATCTGAACTAAACTCAGTGGGAGTAATATTTTGGATTATATTACCTACTTTGTACCTAAATCCGACTTTGGGATATGCATCTGTCCGGTAAGGGTTGCTAGAGCTAACAGTTTCAAGGTGGTCAAACGTATCACCTACTTCCCAGTTCAGTGTTGTTACTGTATTTTGTTTAACAAAGACTTTCGGGGTACTCCAAACTATTCCCTTGCCTAGAATATTAAGATCATAACTTTGAACTGTAGAAGTCAACCTAACGTCCATTGTTTTATTGCCATCCGTAAAAGTCTTTTCTGCACTTTTAGTGCTTCCAACAGAAAGACCAGGCGAGGTTGCATCGCCGAAAAGCTCGTACAAGTAACCCTGTCCTCGACCGATAATAACTCCAATATTTTCTGCCTGAGTAACTTTAAAAATATAACCTGACCATCTCATTGACTGATAACCGCTTGCCGCATCAGGATTATTCTTGAAAGGGTTGCTGCCTGGGTAGGCGCCATGGCTGCCTGATAAGTCTTCCGTGGATTGGCTTCCACGCCTTATTCTTATATTTTCTCCTTGCACAAAGTTGCCGGAGCTTCCAATAACATTTACAGAAACTGGCTGCCAATTATATTTGGCGCCATTGTATTTTCTAGCGTAATGATTGGCTGAAAGCTCGTATCGCTCAAAGGTCCATTGAAGGGTGATCCACCTAAGTGGGCTTGTCTCTACAAATTCTTTGCTAACAACAGTGATACGTGAAGGAAGATTAAAATTACCGGCATCGCCAACCAAGGCATGAGCAAAAGCTCCGCTTCGACCTCCGTATCTTTGATCGTCTCCTTGGCTACTGATCCAGTCAACTCGTTCAATTGCTGTTGCAGTCGTACCAGCAACAGGAGCGGGTATAGTGCTTTCTCGCTCAACGCTATCGGGATAACTAGTTGTTTTTGAACTTGCAGTAATTTCTGGCTGTCGCATGAACTCTTTGTTTTGCTTGATATCTCCCTTTGCAATATCTTTGCCGCTAAAGCCTACAGTTAACGAACCAAGTCCATCTACTGGCACAGTGCGGAACTCCATGTCTGTCGATTCACTCGATACCGAATGAGACAAATCAATGAATATTTCTTGGCTTGAAATACTACGCAGTTCCGCTCCAGGGAATTGTGCAAACTTAAATTCAAGTTCTTTCGCTTCTTGGCCTGGTGCCAATGCAAAACGAATAAAGTTGTACTGAGCAACCGGTCGGCTTCCTCGAATTACAAAAAACAATGGAATAACAGCAAAAGAGGAATTGCTATCTCCGGCATCACGTACGAATACACGAAAAACAGTTGACCGCATAATGTTTGCGGTAATTGTTCCGTTTGACACCTGAACGTTTTCGTGATCTAAATCGTTTAACTCATCAGGAGTTGGCAGGCTATTAAAAGCACAAAGGCCGTTTAGTTTTTGAAACACCGTGCTTTTTAAGCCGATCTCTGTAACCACTGCAGGTCTGTTATTTCTAACTGTTGCAGTCGCAACTCTTGTGATTGGAAAGAAACCTTCGCCAATTGAAGCAAATGGGCCATCTGGAAAAATATCGCCAATAAAACCTTGCGTTGGCTCTACAACCTTGTCCTCGTTTACAATTCCAATTCGCTTGAGATGCGACTCTTCGGTGCTAACACACTTAAGGTCAATCCTTTGGTTTTCGTTTGAGTCAGGCTCGAAACGGTCTCGTTTTCTGCGTATAACTTTCCAGATTGTTCCGGCAATTGCAAACTGTTCGCCAACCTGCATTGCATCATCAGCCGCAAGCTGCAAAGCTTGAACAGTGCTGTTTAGATCAGATACGCTTTCCCTGGATTCTTTGGCTGCGTAGAGATCTTCGTCAATCTTAGTGGCACTAATTATAAAAACAATTTCATC